GTTAGCCAAATTGTTGATTGCAGTGGTTATTGTACTTCCCGTGAAGAGGAAAGGGCGCTTGGGTTTGAGAACACACCGGGCACTAGAAGATCTAGAAGATACTTTAAGTGGCAGAGTGCATTGACGGATGAGGATGTCCATGTCTACACGCGTTTCATGATTGGGCATGATGTCGCGGAGCAAGTCAAATAGCTTTGGGCCGTGAGAGGCGTCGCAAGAAGCTATGTCCAGGTTGTACCGGTCAACCCGACCGGTAGAAGGGTTCCGAATTGCGAGACAAGAATCGTCCGAGAAATAAAGAAAGTAGAATCGACCAGAAGGGTTGATTAACTCATCGAAATGTTTCTTGAGGAGGATTGGGTCAGGGCTCTTACAAAATACCATGGTTCCACCGTTGATGTGGAAGGGTTCTTCTGATTGGGCACGCTTGAGCATCTCAGTTATTCGGAAGCCAGACAAAGATGCGGAAACTCCTAAATCGCAAATACTACGTGGTTTCTTCCACGAATCTGCTGTGACCCCAGGTTTGTTCCATTCTGAGGTCTTGAGTTTCCACTGCACCATGTCTACCCACAAATGGAAAGGGTCAGAAGTGATACCTTCTTCCTTCATCTCATTCCACGCTTGAATGCGGGCGACCTTTTTATCATGAGGATCTGCGTGGTGGAGTAAAGCTTCGTTTTCTCTACCACTGTACTCTTGAAAGTGCGAGGAATATGATTCCCTCAGCAGGTCCCTAAAAGCGGGGTGGGTTTTGATGAACTCCTCTTGGTTGCTCAAGAGTCTCTCGTGTTCACCTGGTACTAAGGGGAGGCGTTTCCCTAGTAACCTGCGCATTGCCAACCTGAAGTTGTTATCAGTGTTGGCGTAGCGGACGCCGTTGTGAGAGGCGGCGGGACCAAAGTGAGTGACGTACGAAAGGTCCACTTTGTTGGGACCGGGGGGGAAGAAGATCTCTCCGTCACGGAAAAATTCCTTGCCACTAATTACGTCGAACTCGCAGTTATTCACAAATGGCTCAACCAAAAGGCACTGCTTTACTCCGATCCTGTAGGGGCCTCGCGTCTCGGGGACAGACTGAGGAGACCCCTTTGCCGAAAAGGCACGTCAATGCGGGTAGGCAACCCTTCACTCATGGCCATACCCGATTCAAGTTGTTGTTGGCAAAAATGCAGGACGGTATTATCAAAAATCCGTCGGTCATTAGAGATCCAGAAACGAGCTTCGGGGAAACCGAGGGCGGTCACTTGGACGGCTTTTCGGTAAGAATCACGAATCGTGTGCTTACCGGTAGCGTCTTTGCTGACCATATCCCTGTAGTGTGTCAATTTGACGGTCTCTTTATCCACGCGGAAGAGTTCGTCAAAAAGGCGAGAGTAAATAGGTGCGTTGCGCTCCGAGCTATACAAGCTCGAGGAATACGACACCGCAGAGACATTAGCGGGCTTCACCCTAAAGGGAGCACGTTTTTTGCCATTCCAGGGATTCTTTGTGCCGAATCTCCAAGCCTTTCCGACGTGAGGTCGGAGCATAGTCTCTTCGGGATGAGTGGACTGATACTCAAGGTTATGTTTAACATCCTCCTCAGGATGGACAAAGGGAAGTGCGC